TTCCCGCGTGGCTCGCGCAGACGAGATGCGCAAACCGGCAACCAATCCGGAAAACACAACTGCTGCATGTGAATTTATTCAATATATGCACGCGATGGGCGGTGACGCTGTTTTCAAAACTTCCCTTACCGGCGAAGGTTTGGAGATTGACTCAGACGCTTGCTCAGAAGCCGGGACTACAACCACGGCGAAATTCTTGAGTGGTGCATCGGCGGGTGATTTCGACGGCGGTGTGATTTATTTTCACGACACCGACACTCACCACGCCATCACAAATGATGCCGAAGCCGGTGGCACTCACACTGTCACTTTCTCGCCCGCGAGAGACACGGCTCCGTCGGTCGCGACGGTTATCTCCATCCTGCCGAAAGGCATCGGTTCGAGCGCCATCAAGCTCTCCTCGGTTGAGGCAGCTCAAGGTATTGACCCGAAAATCGCTGGCGCGTCCGGCGGTCACGCTCGTATCGAAGGCTACAACCTCAATCCGAAAGAGTTTTGGGTTGAAGTTTCTTTCCCTGATGTTGAATAAGGAGTTTCAAAATGTCAGCAGGCACAATCACCATCCAAGATTGGCTGGAACAGTCCGAAAAAACCCTATTCAAGAATTTCACCGCCGGTCTGGAAGAACAAACCGACTGGAAGAAAGCGTTCATCGAGGTCAAATCGAAAAAACGCCGCGAGGAAATGCTTGAGTACGCGATGCCTGGTCCGGTCGTAAAAACCCCCGAAGGCGCGCCCTATGTTCGCCTTCAAACCGAAAAGGTCCGACTCGCGTCGGTCGTGCATGACGACTTTACCGGTGAGGAGCGCATCTCCCACCAAATGAAGCGCGACAATATGTACGAAGAAATGGAAAAGAAATCATGGGGTCTGGCTGAATCCGTTCAGCGCAAACTCAATGAAGACGCTGCAAGCCTGATTTACAACGGGTTCTTGCAGACCAAATCTCCGGACGGTGGCGCATGGTTCGGCGAGCACAGCCTCGCCAAAGCCCCTGGTAAGACCTACTCGAACCTGATTACAGGCGCGTTCGGCTCCGATACGTTGAACGATATCGAAGTCAACTTGCTCGAAACCAGAAACGAGAGAAATGGTCTTTGCCCGATGGGCAACGGAAAGCGCTTGCGTGTATTCGTACCGCCCAAACTGCGCCGCAGAGCCAAACAGCTCTCGATGACAGGGCAATACGAAGCTGGCAAGCAAGACTTCGATATCAACGTATTCGACTACGACCCGATTTGTTTGCCTTTCTTGGCGAACGCTCCGGACGAGTATAAGAATACTCAGTTCTACGCTTGCGACCCAACCCAGATTCAGACCTATTTCTTCTTGAGAGAAGGTCCAATCTTCAAGATGTATATCGACGAGGACACCGATGACATTGTCATCAAAGTGCGCATCGCGTACTCGTTCCTGGTCGCCTCTTGGAGAGGCTGGGTAGGCTGCAAAGGCGCGTAATCGCTTTTCACCGTAAAGGAGTGAAAGAATGTTGAAAAGACTTTCCCCGATGCTGGTGGTAGCGCAGGTGGTGGCAATGCTGTTGGCTTTTACGCCGATGGCATTCGCCGCTACCGAGACTTCCCACTCGTATAGCAATCAGGCTATCTACGGAAACCTGAGTGTAAGCGGGACAACTTCGCTAACCGGCGCACTGACACTGGGCACCCCGCTCGCGGGCTCCAATGTCACGAATGCCGCAAGGCGTTTCCGTATAACGGTACCCCTGTCGCCCGTAACTGGCGCAGCGGCTGACTCCACTACTTACAGGGCTCTCATCCCTGTGGGTAGAGCTTGCACCGTAACTGGTGTCAGCTTCGTGGCTCAAACCCCTCCCGTTGGTGGCACTGACACCTTGAAGGCGCTCAAGGGCAGCTCGTCCGGCAATACATTGCTGAGCGCTGCGTCCATCAATGCGACCGGATTGGCGGCAAACACCACAACCAATGCGACCCTGACCTCGACCGCTGCTGATTTGGCTATCCCGGCGACCACTCCTATTTATTTGGAGTACGCACAGGGCTCGGCTGGGACGGATGCGATTGGCGTCTTTGGTTCTGTTGAAGTGCAGGTAACGGACTACTAATGCTCTACGGCGAATTTTGTGACAGAACTCTTGAGTTTCACGGTCAGCAGGCGATACCGCCTCAGAACTTTGGGACTGACAATGAAACGAAGTATCAAAGACAGATGCGTCGTTTCTTTGAGTTCTGTCACGAAGCCGTTTTGAGCCGAATGAATGAGCCGTGGATGCAGCGGCGCTTTCAATTACCACTGTCCGCCGGAGTCGCCGAGTATGACCTGGATGACACAGCGGCAGTCGAGAACCTTGTGCCCTTTTCAATCATCTTGCTCGGCACGGACTCGCCTGGCAGGATGAAAGCGTATCCAGGCGGCTATAATGCCTGGCGTCGAATCTATACAGATGACTCCCTTGTTTCGACCGCGCAGCCATGCTGGTGGCTCGAAGTCCCAACGGATTCCGCCTCCGCGGTGCGCACGAAGCGGGTTCGCTTTGACCCCATCCCGGACGCCGCCTACGTCTGCGAGTATCAGTGCAAAATCAACGTGCCGACACCGCAAAACCGCGAGGACATCCTGGTCTTCCCTGACGACTACATCTTCGCATTACAAGCCGCGGCGGGGACCTTGCTTGAGTGGTCGCTAAAGGGTGGTGTCACCGATGGTACTATCTACGAGCTTGCCAAGCAGGCTGTCGACTCTGTTAAGCAGTGGTCGACCGGACCATCGGAGCGCAAGCCGGGCGTCCGGATGGACGTTAGAATTGCCGGTCGCACCCCTCGGCGGGGCTATGGCACCAACACGGTTGGGCGCCAAGGGTGGTATTAAATGCCACCACTAACCCTATCCGCTGAAGCTGGTCTTGCAACCTACGTCTCCGACCTGAGACGTCCGACCACCAAAGCCAAAGTATTGAACAACGTCAACCAGGTGAAGCGGGGCGTCGTCACTTCGCGCGTGCGCGGCTGGGAAAGGGTGCGTGCTGACGATTTCAATGGTGGTGCAAAGTTTTTAGGATTCTCCGAATTTATCCTTGCCGCTGACGGCTCAAAAAATCTCATCTTTCAGGTCGGCGACAAGATTTATTCTTACGACTTCGGGACGGAAACGGAAACGGAAATCGCTAACAGCCTTGACCCGGCAGCGATTCCAAATTTTGCCATGTTTCAGCCATACGCCTCGGGTCCATCTTTCGGCATCTTCTCAAACGGCGAAGACGAGCCGCTTAAAATCACCGACTTGTCGACCTCGGCAGCCTTCGAGCTGAATGGTAGCGCCTATGGTGGCGGTGCGGCGACCACATCCCCGATGCCAGCAAAGAGCTACGGCATCCCCAAGTTTGTCGTGCCATTCCTCGACAGGCTGTTGATTTTTGGCTTTCCTGACGACGACACCCGGTATGATGTGCTCATTACAAACACGGGCGAAGCAGAAGTCGTCACGCAGGCAACGCCGCTACTCGCGACCGATGGAGACATGCGCCAATTGCCACCCCGTCTGGGTAATCCCACAGGTGGCGTCAGCTTTAGATTGTCGAACGCTGACAACATCCAAATCGCGCTCATAGCCTGTGAGAGCGGCGTCTGTATGCTCTCCGGCACGGATGCGACAAATTTTTCCTTGACAGTTCTTACCGAAGAATACGGCATCCCGAGCAACCACACCTGGATTCCGCTTTATAACGACATGTGGTTTTTCTCCGACAAGGGACTGACCTCGTTCTCGACTTTGGCGAGCAACTCCTCACTGCTTACCGACATGCTCTCGATGGACATTCAGGACATCATCGCGCGCGTCAACCCGGCTCACGCCTACAAGATTCATGCTTTCCACAACAAGCGCACGCAGGACATTGTCATCTGGCTGCCGCTCGATGCAAATACGGAATGCCAGGACGCGATTGTCGCGAACTACAACAACGACTTCTCTCAGCCCGGTCGCCCGGTCCCGCAGTGGTTCACCAAATCCGGTACCACCGTTACTGCGTCTATTTACTTCAATAAAGAGTCTATCGGCGGTGGTATTGACGGCGTTTTGCAGCGTCACTATGTCGGCACCAAGTACGACACCGCGCCCGTTCCGTTTGAAATAATGACAGCCTTGATGGGTGTTCAAAATCCGCTTAAATCAATGCAGATACAAGAGATTGGGGTCGTCTGCGAGGGTGCAGCCCAGCGGTTTATCATGAACGCCTTCCAGTACGTGCGAACCGTGAAGGAATCAATGATTCGCAACCAGGCGAAGCCTCAAGACTTTCGCATGACCGCCGACGACACTGGCACGCAAACCATTCTCGATTCGTGGATAGCCGACTCCAGTTCATTCCCCGCCGACCAGGTCAAAGTCCTGAAGCAGTATAGCTGTCTGGGCGCTTGTGATTTTGTCGAATTTCAAATCAAAGGGCAGGACGAGGACGACAATATCGATTTTGTTCAAATAGTCGCAGATGTAGACATGATGGGAAATAAAATATGAAATATCGGGGTATTATCATAAACCTGCTGGTGGCGCTGATTTTCGCCATCCCCTGCTTTGCGACCGTGGTATCGTCGGCGGTGGTACCCACGACCAGGGCGTCCGGCTTTACTGTCACAAACACCATCTGGAATAGCGACGTCGGCGGCGTTTATTCGTACATAAATAACAACATTGTCCCAGTCTTAAACAAGCTCACCACGAAAGGGGATATGTATGTTTACGATGGGTCCTCGCTTCAAAGGCTCGCAGCAGGCACGGACGGACAGGTCCTCACCGCAGCCTCTGGCGATTCCAAGGGTGTCGCTTTTGCATCCTTTGCAAACGCCGCCCAGCTCACCACAAAAGGAGACATACTCACCTACGCCTCCGGTGCGACAAGGCTTGGGGTCGGTGCGAACGGAAGGGTTCTCACGGCTCGAAGTTCAGCCACCGAAGGCATTGCTTGGGAATCTTCAGCCTCTGCCATTCCGACCGGAACTATTATCGCCTGGTCGCCCGCCGCAGCCGCGACAAACACTATCCCCACTGGCTGGCTCCTTTGCGATGGAGCCAGCGGCACCCCGAACCTTATCGGTCGTTTCATTATTGGCACGCGACCCGGGGGCTCTGCCGCCGCCCCTGCTGTGGATGGTTACGGAGCCCAGACCGTCGATGCCAATGGCTCGGGCTCGGTCAATCACACTCACGCCGTAGACGCCGCCAGTGGTACCACCACCGCTGCGAATTCGGTTATCGGCGGTGCGCAAGTTGGCGCGACTATTTTGTCGGGTGGCAGCCATACGCATACTTTTGTTGTAAATGCTGGTGTTACGGGCGCCACCACGTCCGAGCCGGCTGATTACGCCCTCGTGTACATCATGAAGCAATGACAAATCTCATTCGGCTATTTTTGGTTTTTCTTTTGACAACGGCAGTCGCCGGCGCCTCGGTGTGCCCGCCGATTGGACAGCCTGCTCGGTTTAATCCGGGCGACATAATGCGCACTCTGGACCATTGGAATCCGACCGTAGTCGGCGCCTACACGTGGCTTAATACAAACGTGGTGGCACCACTCAACTTGCTTGTGACGAAAGGCGACTTGTATGTCTACGATGGCGCCCATTTGCAAAAGTTGGCGGCTGGCACCAACGGTCACAAAATCGTATCGAGAAGCTCCGAGCAGACTGGCGTCAAGTGGGAGAGCTACTCTGGCGAGCAACCACTCACCACCAAGGGTGACCTGCTCTACTTTCAAGACAAGCTCGTCAAGCGCCTGCCAGTTGGCGTGGACGGACAGGTTTTAACGGTGAGCATGACAGGCATTCCGTCATGGTCGAGCGCCTTATCAAACCCATTCCCGACTGGCTCAATCGTCTCGTGGTCTCCCGCCGCCGCTGGCACCTCAACTATTCCGTCCGGCTGGGCTCTTTGCGATGGAAGCAGCGGCACCCCGAATTTAATCGGCTTGTTTGTTATCGGCACCAAGCCCAACGGTTCATCGTCAAGCGCTTCAAGCGGCGGCTTTGGGGCTTATACCGCAAACTCTCAGCATGGTAGTAATACCCATGTACACAGCGGCTACATCGCAAGCATTTTTACCGGTGGAACAAGTGACGGCTCAAACAGCCAAGCCCCGATAATCCTTAACGGTGCCCCAAACCAGTTTGGCAACCCCGGGTCTCACTACCACCTAATCCCCCCGTTCGTTCGCTCAATTCAAACAGCCGCCAGCGAGCCCGCCGACTACGCCCTTTGCTACATCATGAAACTGTGAGGAACCGATGCGCACATCAAACCTAGTCACCTTCAATCCCAGCCGGGATTTGCCGAAAAATTACAACAGTTCGGGCGACTATGTCATCGGGGCTGGCAATTACGCCATCGGCGACAAAGCACCGGGCTCGGCTGGTGGTCCAGCACTAAACGACCTCGCGGCGGCGCATGGCTATATTTACGAAAGCAACATCGCCTCCGTTCTTGTTGATACGGCATGTCAGCTCGCGGTCTATATTTTTAACAAAACATGGGGAGAGTGGACAAAGGCGGGCGCTGCCGCCGCCGATTACACAAAATCCATTGAAGAAAGGGGGCAATGGGCTTTCACGGGACAGGAAGGCACCGCGTTTTATCTTGTCTCGGATACCCCGGTCGTGAGGGCAACAGTACATGCGGCTCGTCAATAAGCTCCTTGCGCTATTTCTAGCGTTCACAATCTTTGCACCATGGGCGATAGCGGACTCCCCCGCCGTCCTCCAGGGTCCACCCGTTGGCTGGCTGCCTAGCCTGTCCGGTGTGGCGCCCCTTGATGCGAGCTATTTCACTCTCAGCTCAAACTCGAATCTAACGAACGAGCGCGTCTTGACGTTCTCGGTGCCACAGTTCTCGGTTTCCGACAATGGACCGGGCAATACTTACGTCGTCGGACTTGGTCCCATCCTCTCCTACTGGTACGGCACTGGGGCAACGACCAATCAGACGGCGTTCAACGCTATCTCAAATCTGCCCTCGTCAGCAACCGGCGATATCTTCTACAAAAACTCGGCGACAACCGTCACCCGATTGCCAATTGGCACCGCCGGGCAATTCCTGAAGGTTAACGCTGGCGCCACGGCTCCCGAGTGGGCCTCTGGTGGTGGTGGCGGCGGTGGCGCTCCGGATGATGCGCATTACGTAGTCACCCAGGGCGATGGCGCGCTGGCAAATGCCCACGTAGCAGACGATGGCGACGGGACGACCGCTGTTGTCGGTTCGGGCACTTTTGCAATAGATGTAGATTCGACGGTTGTCAGAACCACTGGCGCGCAGACCCTTGGCGGTCCAAAGACGCTCACTGGTGGACCTGTTATCGCCGACGCGAATACCGACGGTCTGGACCTGGAAGGCTCAATCGCCACCACAAAGATAGTCACTGACCCCGGCTCAAATCAAACCGTCACTATCCCATCCGTGGGCACATCGTCTTTTGTTATGACGGCTGGCGCGCAAACCATTGGCGGTGTCAAAACTTTATCAGCGGCTCCCGTTCTTTCGACAGGCACCTTGACTGCCGGTGCCAACTTGATGACGTTCCCATCGAGCGCACAAACACTTGTTGGCAGAACCTCGACCGACACTCTGACAGATAAAGAATTGACCTCGCCGTCATTCACAAACAACGCGACCGGTATGACCTTAAAAGGGTCAAGCTCCAATACCTTTGTGGTCGATTGGGCGCCCGGTGCGACCGGTCAAACTCTCAGCCTACCGAACCCCAACGGTAACGTAGACATTGCTTACAAATCCGGCGCCGCAACCGCCGGTGGTGTCGCCCAGGGGGTTGGAAATAACACTATAAATTTTTCCAGCGCGGGCACCTCCGGACAGCCCTTTCTCAGTGGCGGCACATCCGCTGGCTCGTTCGGCACACTTGGAGCGGGCGGCGGTGGCACCGGAAGTTCTAGCTATTCGGCTGGTGACATCCTTTATGCGACTGGTTCGACAACGCTTGCAAAGCTGCCAATCGGCACTGCCGGGCAGTCCCTAAAGGTCAATTCCGGCGCAACCGCCCCCGAGTGGAGTAGCGGCGGCGCGGGCACCGTAACCAGCGTTGGAGCTGCCGGACCAACCGGTATCGCAACATGGTCATCAGCGATTACATCGTCAGGCACTCTGACGCAAACGCTGAGCGATCAAAGCGCTAATACATTTCTGGCAGGTCCAGCATCTGGCTCTGCGACGACTCCCGCTTTCCGTGTTCACGCGATTGGTGACTATACAAACCTCCCAATCTGCAATGGTGGCAGATTAACATTAACGAGCGGCTCTGCGGTCGCTGACGCATCCGCTCAAGGCACTTTGTATTGGACGCCATTTAAACATGGCGTAATCAGCCTGTACGACAGCGGCGCATCTCGATACGTAAATATTCTGCCTGGCGAAAAATCGCTTTCGCTAACGCTCACCAGTGGTAGTGTGTATGACGTATGGGGTTATTTAAGTGGTGGCACGCTGGCGCTTGAAACGCTAGTTTGGACTGACACAACAACCCGCGCCACTGGATTGACTATCGATTCATCGGGAGTCACTCACAAAACGGGCGATCAGACTCGTAGATTTCTCGGAACACTTTATGCCAGTGGCACCAATCAATGTACTGATAATCAATCGATCCGAGGACTATTTAACGCCGATAACAGAGCCTCTCGTATTGCAGTTTGCAAAGACACGACAAACTCATGGACCTATACTACCGCCGCCTATAGAGCGATCAACAACAACACCACCGACGGTGGCGGACAAGTATCTTTTGTTCTCGGTGCGCCTACTTCCGTATCAGCGCAAGCGGTACACACCACTAGGCACAACAATATAGGAACTGCGAACCGCTATTGCGGCATCGGGCTAGACTCCGCAACGGCAAATTCAGCGTTTAACGGAACTTCTTCAACGACCAGCGGCGCCACAATTAGTGCCTGTATCCACTTCGCAACTTACGGTGCAACGGTTGGGATCGGGAAACATGCACTAATCATGCAGGAATACAGCGATGCTACCGGAACGACAACCTGGTATGGCGATGACGGTGGCTCGGCTTTACAAACCGGCATGACAGTACGTTTGGAGATGTAGTAAGTATGAAACTTTCGACTCTGTTGACATTTTCAGTAGCACTATTTTTAGTAGTGCTCCCCGTCTCCGCGAAAACCGGGCAGACAGCCTTTGACGAGTATCTTAGAGCGCAGGGTATCCCGATTGACGGGATTTCTGGCAGTGGTGCGGACTGTCGAATCGACTTCAAACCGGAAGCTACTCAGAAACAGAGAGATTGGGCCAGCGCAGAAAGAGCAACTTTTGATTGGGTGGATACGCCAGGCCCAGATTACCGAGGTTTTCGCTTTGCCTGCTATAAGCTTTCGCAGGTTAACGCCGCCCACATTCCGTACATCAACGTACTTTCCGACCCCGAGTTGTCCGACGCTGACCGCAAAGCATTGTGGGCGAAAGCAAAAGGATTGTTGGGCAACTTAGACCCGGCATCGTCACGCATTGAAAGCACTGCCGCCACATATGGAGTCGCGCTCAAATGATTAATGCCGCACGAAAAATTTCGCCAGCCGGATTGCACCGCCTTAAAAATTATGAGGCGTTCAGGTCGAAGCCCTACGACGATAAAAATTCCAAAGATAAAAAAGGAAATCCAATTGACTGGAATCCTTCAATGCCTTTAAAAGGAAAGCTGACCGTCGGATACGGGCGCGTGCTCTGGAATCCAAAGACTGACTACGAGAAATACAAGAACGGCGTAACCGAGGCGCAAGCATCACAGATGCTTTTGGAGGACTTACGACGGTTCGAGAATTCTGTTAGGGTCGAGGTGAAAATCCCGCTTGAGCAGCATGAGTATGACGCCATCGTCATTTTTATCTTCAATATTGGCTTGGGCGACCGCAAACAAGGCATCGCTGGCTTCACTACTTCTACCCTTCTTAAGCGACTTAATGAAGGCAAGAAAACAGAAGCCGCAAATCAGTTGCTGCGCTGGGTGTACTCCGGCGGTCAATACACGCCCGGACTGCTCACCCGCAGACAAAGAGAACGCACCATCTTCTTGACAGGAAAATACGCATGAACATTTTCGCAGGCATCGTAAAATCGCAACTCCCCGGCATCGTCGCCGAGCTGAAGAAAGAAGCACCGGCACTCATCAAGCAGTACTTGCCGAAGCTTATCGAGGAGCACAAGGCAAAGCTGCCCGAGTATATTGAATCTCTTCGCAAGTTCGGCGAGGAGCAGCTGCGCGAAGCTCTTGGCGATGCCGACGGAAACGACAAGATGGATTTCGACGAATACGTTGATGACGCACAGGAAGCCGCCGGGCACTTGCACGCACTTAGTGAAATCGTCAGCCGTGTAGAAAAACGCATGAAAGCTAACAAAGAGAAGCTCATGCCAGTTGCGGAGGTGGAAGATGCAAAAGCTGCTGAGTAATTGTTATTTATCGCCGTCCTTTATAGTGATGGTCCTTTTGACGTGCGCACTCGTCGGCATCGCTGCCGGTCCACAGGTAGCCAAAGAGATATGTCCACTGAAAAGCGCATCAAGCTCACAATTGCGGCGGTAGTCGTCTGCTGGATTCTTGCACTGCTCACCTATGAGCTTGTTGCAGACAGGCAGGCACAGCTCGCCGGGAAGGTCCACCAGGTGCCTGTTTTCTTCGTGCAGATGTGCCAATGGGCTGTCGGCGCCGGGCTCGCCGCTTTGTCCGTTTCGGTGGCTGCGACTATAGCTTCGGCATATAGAATCGGCGTTAAAAACACTGAAGGTGACGAGCGCGATTAAAGGCGCTATCGTTCCCTGACTGGTCGCCAAAGAAGGGAATTGACGAACCCGTTGAAAGTGCTATCATTACGGTAGCACTTTTACTTTTATGGAGTTTCGGAATGAGCGGCTACAACCTGCAAATCACCACGAAAGACGACCTCCTGGCGGTCGCAAAACTTATATTTGATTCTGGGCTCTGCCCTGACTGCAAAAACGTCGACCAGGTCGCATACAAGGTAATGTTCGGCGGCGAGCTTGGCGTGCCGCCAATCGCCAGCGCCCAAGGCGTTTTTATCCAATGGAACAATAAGAAAGTCTACGACCACAAGACAAAACAGGAGTCCTGGGTCGAGGTGCCAAAGGCTTCTATGACCTCAGCGCTGATGGCGTGCCTTATCAAAAAATCGGGGCGCTACAATTTTATCGTCAAAGAAACCACCGACACAAAATCGGAAATTGAAGTCTTTGAGCACAACAACTCGCTCGGCGTGAGAACCTTCACCATTGAAGACGCAAAAAAAGCAGAGCTAACAACCGGACAAAACGCGCACAATTATAAAAAATATCCGCGCAACATGCTGCACGCGCGCAACATTAGCAATATCGCCAAGATGGACTGCACCGATGTTTTTGGCGGTCAGCCGGTCTATACGCCTGAAGAGTTAAACATGGTTGTCGATGGCGAAACTGGCGAGCCAATTCTTGAGCAAGGAGAACAGCCCGCCGAGGGAAAGCAGAAAGGCGCGGCTACATCTACCGCTGCGCAGACTGCGGGCAAATCAGAAGAAACCGGCAAGGCGAATGCCTCGAATGCTCAGAATTCGAGCGAGAAATCGTCAACCAGTCAGAGCGGCACGACTACTGGAAAACAAGCTGACCCAAAGCCTGCAAAGTCTGCCGAGAATACGAAGGACTCAGCAGTCTCGACGGCGAATGCCCCCAGTGCTTCTGGCGCGCAGCCCGTTAACGACCTTGAATTCGCATCGCTCAAGCAGGGTATCTGGAAAGCATTCAACGCCTCTTGTTTTGCCATTCTCGGCGAGGAAAACAAGCAGAAAAACGTCGCCGAATTCAAGTCGATGCTACTCAAAAAATTCGAAGTCAATTCCGATGATGCCGCACAAATGCGCGTGTCGCTAACACCAGAAACAGCAACCAAGATTTGCGAATTCTTTGGCGCAAATCCGGCTCAATAGGGAGAAAACAATGCTAGATGCTGAAACAAAAGAAAACCTCGAAGCGCTCCTCGTCGAGCTTGAGGAGAGGCTCAAAGTTACGGACCCCGACTGGGAGGATGTCGAACACGCGAACATCTCAAAGCAGATTGAAGCGACGCGCGCACTATTGGAGGACCAGGGTGCAGATTCCGACCGGGAGTCGGTCGACGACGCCGAGGTGCTGCCTCCTGCGCTTATGGACCCCAAAACGGGCGAGCGCTACACTGAAAACCCGTTCGGCTACGCAGAGCCGGATTCTACACGCCCGGACGGGGCTGATGGTCCTTCGCTTTCCCCGGCGGAAATCGTAAAAAAGGACTCATCCGCCTCCCGAGCAAAACGAGGCGGAAAGAAATCTTCCGAAGCCGCGCCGACGAATTCCGAGACAACGGATATTTTGGTCGTTATAAATGAAAACGCAGCCGATATGCGCGCCGAGCTGGATACGCCGGAGAAGATTTTCTTGTTCTATCGTGACAAGTGCTGGATAAACCCAGTTCAAGGCTCCGACGGCAAGCCTATCTACGTGCCACCATCCCCGGTGCGCGATGCTGAGGCGGTTCGCAATTACGGTTTAGAGAAAGGCATTCGCCCGGTTCAAGTCGACATCTTCTTTGACGAGGCGTGGGCGGAGATTGTCGGCGGTCGATTCTCTCTCGGCTCGCAGCACAACTGGGAAGTGCTCTATCGCTGGTACGAAAAGCTCAAGGCTTACACCGTGCCAGAGATAAACGAGTGGGAAGAAATCGAGCAGATTCTGTTCGAGAATTACAGCATCACCGAGCCGTCGCTCAATCCAAAAGACCTCGACCCGGAGCAGGAAAAGGCAGACTGGGACAGGGTTATGCTCGCCAAGCGCCAAGCCGAGGACGAGATAAAAGTGCTTACCGCCCAATTTCAGCGAATGCTTTCAGTGCCAGAGCGTGAGCTGAAGTACCTCGAAACGATGTTCATTCAGTCGCCCGCTGCCGAGGATTTCATTGCTCGCCACGCGAAGAAAGGAACGAAATACGTCGACCTCCCGCACGGTCGCTTGCAGCAACGCAAGGTCTCAGAATCGCTTGAATGTTTTGACGAGACCAAATTTATGGGCTATGTCGGCAAGAAGGGCGAGGCATGGGCAGCCTCAATGAACATGGAGCGCCGAGTCGAGTGGAGAGCCATCGACCAGCGAGGCAAAATCAAAGGCTTTATCAAGGAGATGGACAACCCAGAAGAGGCAGGCTATCGCCGCCGTCCGGAATACCAATCCACTAGCACCAGCTATGGTGACTAATGTATGAAGTCTCAAGGGGAGAGTCGTTTTTCAGCGAGCGACCTCCCTTGCATATGTACTTTCCGCTTCATGTCCACGGCAAAGAGCGCCCCGGAACCGGACACCGCACCCCCGTGGCGACTCGCGTCCTTGAGGATATTCTTGGCGGTAAGCTCTCAAGAGAGCAAAATTATTGGGATGACAGCCCCTTGTCAGGACCGGTCGCATTCATGGCGCGGTGCATGTTTGACCGCAGACCGGGTGGCGACTGGGACAATTTAGGAAAGATACTTGCTGACTCGCTGAACGGCATTACCTACCATGATGACCGACAGATAATTTATGGCTCGGTGGAAATTCGTCAATCCGACGAGCCTGGGGTTTCATTGACGCTAGTCGAGCTGAAAGATGACTTCAAAATTGGGAGAGTACCTCGATAATGTCATTTACCCGAGGTTGGACCGTGCAATTGTTTTTCATAGCCTGAATCCTGTTCGCAAGGGAGAAATTATCAATGCAGACTGTCCGAAGTGTGGAAAGCGTGGAAAAGCCTGGATTAAGCAAAGTGGTCACAGCCTTGTTTGCTGGTCCTGTGATTATTCTGTTCGTATTTTGGCTTACGTGGCTGGAGAAGGCTCGCCTCGCGGCAAAGAGTTTCTTGACGCCCTCAATAAGCTGGCAGACATGGCAGGCGTACCGAGCCCTGAGCAAGCGCTGCCATCAAGCACCTTTAAAGCCATCCGAGCGGAGGCTGCAAAAGCGACTGCTTATGAGCGTATTCTTGAGGTGTGCAAATCGGCACTAGATTCACCATGGGAGGCTGAGGCAGCACGTGAGTATCTGGAAAGAAGAAAGTTCGACATCGCAGCACACCCCCTTGGTTTTTTGGAAAACTCTGAGAGTTTCCAAGAAGAATTCGGAGACGACCTCCTGTTGGATTGCGGGTTTGCGAAGAAAGACGATAAAACAGGGCGGATCTATTTCACCTGGCGGAATCGCATTATTGGTCCGTTTTTCGATAGACACGGTCGAATCATCGGTTTTTGGGGACGTAGTCTCGACGACCAAAAGAATCCGCCTAAATATAGGTGGACGGCTGGCGCGTCTGTGGCTACCTCTGGCGCTTACGGATTGGCGGATGCTCGGCTCGATTATCTTATTCTCGTCGAGGGTGTTCTTGATGTGTTTAAAGCCCGCCAGCACGGCATTTTTAATCTGGCTGCGTTCGGCGGTACTTCGGCACAAAACAGGTGGGACGGTCTATCAAAGTGGCACGTGGGCAAAGCGGTCCTGCTATTTGATAACGACGAACCGGGTCACAAAGCTACGCTGGCAGCTATTGAGAGCGCGTTTAAACTCGCCAAGGGACTGACACTGTATGCGGTGCCACCGTCTGTGATGGGCGAGTGCAAGGACCCGGATGAATATATGGACAAATGGGGAGGCGAAGCGCTAAGGCTGTTGGTTGAGAAGCACGCAATTCCTGCGGCGATTTATTACGCAAAGGCGGTTTTTGATGGAAGCAAGCGTCAGAGAAACACTTGAAAAATTATTCGCGATGAGCAATGGCATCTCGGACCCTGTGGCGAAACTACAATTTGATGCGGAGGCGTTCGGCTTTGTCAGTCAAGAAACGGGCTTCGGGCTCGAAGCAATCCAAGAAATCCTCAAGAAAGAGCAAGCCGAGATACGCAGAGCCGCCGACGCAGCAAAGCTTGAGCATCACCTGCAAGAATTGCGGGAATCGCTCCGAGATACCGGCGATACGGCTGATGTTTTTGCACGGATGTTCAAAATGTCACAATCTCACCTTTACGCTCAGGGTGACCGTCGACAAGCACTCCTTTCGCGGCTGGGTGGGCAGCTCGAACGGTACGAAGACTACATCTGGGAGCGAACCGGGCAGAAGTTCGCAGGAGTCCAGCAGTCCGTCTTTCCAACCTTAAACCAAGCGCTGAATGGCTTTCAGGGTGTGACGATGGTCGCCGGTCCTACGAACTCCTCCAAGACCCAATTCTTCCTACACAATGTCGTAAGCGTGCTCAAGGACAACCCCGAAACTGCCGTCCTTTATTTCGCCCTGGACATGCCGGAGGCTAAGCTACTGAGCCGCCTGGCTGCGTGCGTAACCGGCGTGAATGTCGAGCAATTCGAGCAAGGGAGTAATTTGACCGGAGAGGGGGCACCTTTGACCGACGAGGACCTGCAAAGCCGGCATATCGGTCTCGAATGGCTGCGGGAACATCTCGGAAAGCGTTTATTTTTGTTTGACCGTTCATACTTCCCAAACCTCCGGGTTTGTTTCGATGATGTAAAAGACGCCGTCGCCCTGGTGAAGAAAGAATCAGGTCTTAAACGGGTTTCAATTTGGGTTGACTACATGGACCAGCTTGTCGTTCCGGAACAGGACAAAATGAAAGACATAGCGGTCGACCAAGAGCGAGTGCAGGCATTACTCGATTGGCATCTACTCAACCCAAACGACCCGATTCTCTCCATTACCGAGGTCAACAAGGAATCCACCAAGGAGGGCAACCCGGTCACGAATGCAGGCGTAATGGGCACCTCTCGCAAGGTATATGCCCCCGACAATGTGTTAATAATCAATCCCTTGTCCAACGAGGAACTAATGAGTTGGACCGAGAATTTTATCGGCGGCGGTCCAGATAATATGCGATTGAAAATAAACCACAATCACCCGGTCGAGTATAGCGATAAAGAGGTAAAGGAAAAGGCGTTTCGGGTAGAAGCCGAGCATCGACGCCGCTGGCTGGCGGATATAAATCAATCACTCGGGACTATCACTGTAACGAAAGTGCGGGACGGCGGCAGGCGCTGTAAAGTCTTTTACACAAACTTTTTCCGCTGCTCTCGATTTGAAGAGGGTTTAAGGATTGTGGAGCCGGGTCGCGATTGCCAATAGTAGATTTTTCATGCTATTGTTGTGCTACCTCGGACGACGCGAGAGGGACCAAAGATGCCAAAAGTAAAGGCAAAAACCAGAACAAAGAAAGAGGACGCGAACAAGAGAGCACAAATCGACATGCCGGATGACATGCGTGACTCGCTTGACGAAATCAAAGAACATCTAGGCATCCGACGCCGAGCGGAGCTGGTTAGGTTTATCCTCGGCGAGTACATAAGGGGCTGGGAAAAATGAAAGCGCCAGGGAAACTTTCAATAACCGACATCATGATTGCGGTCGTGGGTCGCGGCGTGCGCGTCAACGAATTCGGCATTACCGACGAGCTGGCTTTTGCTGGCGGAAGCCCGGTCGACGACAAGGCGCGCCATCTATTGAAAGAGCTGATGCTGCAACAAAAGGCGGCGGAATTTGCTGTCGCCACTTCGCCTACAACCTGCAAGTGCGTTTACTGCATCGACAATGAAACGATGCTGCGCGTACACGAAGAAGAGCGAAACCGCGAGCAGGCTCTGCGCAGAACCAAGCTACAAGAAGAGATGGACGCGGCGTATATCAAAACAAAGAAAGGCAATCGGGGGAGTTGGATTTATGGTTCAGACGGAAAAGGACGAGAGATATGACCCCGATAAAACCTATTCTTGCGGCAAGCCTGTTCGGTTTGTCGACCATCAACCTATTTCCTGCACTTGCGCAGACTGCGCCTTTACCCGGATTAACGCAGAACACAACGTTAAAATCAGACTCCCCACCCCTCGCCGCACCTGCTGTGACGACAGAAGCTGCTCCCACTGTAAGTTCTGGGGGAAAGTCCAGCGCGAGCACTTCTCTTGCACAACAAAAACCTGCGGTAGATGCTCCCGGAAAGAATGCAAACCGCCCGCACCCAAAGGTGTACCTGTCCGGATGCGCCCAGACATTCAAGAGACGCTTCACCAGGTTGCTGAAGGACCCTTGCGTGATTTTCTTCCCGATAGTCCACCCGCTAAGAGCCTCCAAATACGCGGAGGAACATGGCATCTCAGCAGCACTCGGGATTGGGACCATGGCAGCAAGCTCGGTCGCGGCTGTCAGGAAATAGGGGAAATTTTATGACAACTGAAAGCACCGTATATGGTGCATACAAGCCATCTACTGGTAAATGGCTGGCTTTTGCTGGTCATCAGGCTGGCATCAGCGACGCCACCAGGAACAAAGCCGCTCGGCTCCGAGCTAATCACGCACCGGGACACTGCCCGACCGGCGAATGCAAGGATGTTGATTCGCCGTGGCACTTCACGGGTGTACGCTTGAACTTTTACGACATGCGTGACTTGGTTGAAAGAAACATGTTGCAGCTCAAAGGATATGTTTTGATGGCGGTGCCAAAGCAATGACAAAACTCAGAAAGCTCGGCAATCCAAGCGAGGGCAGAAAAACCCGATTCCAAATGCAGTTACAGCGGCTGGCGATGCTGGGAATGTCCCGTAAAGTCGCTGAAGCGCCTATCATTGTCATGCCGAATGGCAAGCCCGCCAAAGATGCGGAAACAAACGCAGCTATTTATTATGGTATCGCCCTCGGTATCACTTGGGCGATGGGAGAGGAGAATTTACCGATGCAAAAATGGAGCGTACCGAGATGATGCTACGGAAGAATGAACAGGGAGAATGGATAACCCACGAGATGCTGCGAGACCGCAATGCCGAGCGCGAGACTGTCGACCTGATTGGTGGCGCGTTCAATGGCGCCAAGGTCATCATCGAGAAAGGGGCTATTGGGTTGAATATTCCGATAGCCAAGCTAGAAGATGAGGTCGATTACTGCGTCAACTTACAAGACTATCGGCGCGAGCACCCGACATCAAGCCGTTTCATTCATTACGGTGGGAAATCGGTTATTGAAGATTGCCCAATTTGAAACATAAAGACCCTTATCGGACGTAATTAAAGGAGAAGAAAATGGCTAAATCGAAAACACTTTCAACAAATACCAATCCTCGTTTTAAAATATAAAAAGCCACTGCTGGTGATGAGCACGGCGAAGTTAATGTTTTTTTGCTTGAAATTGATGGCGCAGAACATGAGATTGCGCTGACAGACAAGGATGTAAACCAGCTAACAGACAAACTGGTGAAGGTTCGCTATCCGCATGGTGTGATTGAAAAACAACGCCCCGTGTCTGCACTTGAAACTATTGCGCGCGAGCGCAGAGACGCGAGGCAATAACGATGCCAGCGCAAAAGAAACCAGTCGAAATATCAAGATTGCTACAAGGGAGCGTCGACGCCCAGAAAGCCAGGAAGAAACTCATGCAGCCATCACCGCTCAATCAATACTATCACTACCAACAATATTAAGGAGGCGCAATCGTGAATCGCTATCAAGTGCGTTTGAAGTACAGCGCGATTAGAACTTGGACCGTTGAAGCTGGTACGCAGAAAGAAGCGGAAGAGAAAGCGCGTGCGAATTTCAATCTGTATCTTCTACGACTCTGGAAGCGACAGGATAAATTGCGGACTCTCAGCGTGAGAAAGGAGGCGCAATCATGAACTGTCGAACATGCGATAAGCGGCTGTTAAAACAGTACGAGCACGACTGGATACAGGTTAGCGAGCACCATTCATGGGCTACGCCGGACGGGCAATGCGGAAACATGATGCCGTTTTCCGCTGTGTTCTGCTCTTACAAGTGTGCGACACAAGTAATACTGGCACTCGCAGATAAGGAGGCGCAATCGTGAATGTTCGTTTCCGAAACACGTTTGAAAAGCGATTTGAAGGCAAAGTCACCGTGCAAAAGATTTGCACCTATGCGTGCGTGCTGGGAGATGCTGGCTGGAATCTGGATGTATCTGCGCACTCAGACGGTATCAGCATCGATACTGACGGTATCAGCATCGATACTGACGGTATCACAATCCATTTCGTCAAAACGTCTGACAAGAAGGAGACCATCACAGCAGAGCAAGAATTTCTTTTCAATGCTGATGTTGCGTTGGACATGATGAGACAGGACAAGGCAGAACGACGGAGGGCGCAATCGTGAGCGAGAAAGTTACAATCAGAAAGAAATTCAAATTCAAAGTCAGGCACACCTATGAGACCGAACATATCTGGGAGGATGAAAGTACGGTTGCAGCATTGGAGAATTTTGACAGAGCGTTGAGCGACGGCGACTTAAGTTTTGGCGAGAAGCTTGAAAAGAATCACACTTCAGACGACATGCCGGAACCCGTTTGCAACAACTGTGGTGAAACGCCATCAGCGTTATTCAAAATCAATTGCTGTCAGTCTCCTGACTATCCTCACACCGAAGAGGACATGAAAATGTTGGACGATGGCTGGTAACCAATGAAACATAACACTGATTAGCAGACACTCGTAATGCCACCACCCAAAAACCCTATTTGCAAGAAGTGCGGCAACCTCCGGATGCCGATGGGCAATTGCCCGGCATGTGAGCGCATTCGCCAAAAAACCAGAATCGAGCGCGCGGTCGCAAGGCAGCGCTCGCCTATCGCGTGGATGGAGGCAGAAAAGAAAGCCCGAGTACTCGCCAGGGAGCAAAAGCAAAAACTCAAGCGCGCACTAAAACAGCCAAGCAAGGGCGATGCAGTCCAAGAGCAAAAATACAGGCGCGGTCAAATACTACTTGCGTTAGTTATAGACTGGATAGCAATGTTTATTGATTGCTATGAAAAGGACGAGACCGGCAGATGGTGGCGCAAGCCGGGCACAGACTTTCAATTGCAGGTGATGCTCACGGCGATGGAAATTGTTTTGCCGGAGTCAAAGCAGATATTCAAGAAGCGAAGGCAGACAAGAAAAGAGCGCGAAGCAAGTTCATTGCGTCACGCTTTCTTCACTGCGATGCTCGGCACTGCGCGCGGCTGGCACAAAACCGAATGGCAAATCAATGCCTTGCTTGAATCCGGTTCAATATCTCCCGAAGCTGCGAGATTGTTGCTTGCTGATTGCCATCAGCAAGTGCTGAAACGATTTGACTTTTATCCCTCAGTAGCGCTGCCAGGTCCTCATCAAAAGACATAGGCGCAATAGTATCGTATACGGTGACATTGTCATTCTGTCCGATACGGTGGCATCTATCTTCGGCTTGTTGTTTTTTACCAGGAGTCCAAGGTTGCTCTACAAACAAAACTGTCGACGCCGCCGTCAAGGTGATACCTTCAGCCGCTGCCTCAAGCGAGCATACTATAACGCGGCATCCGGGGTCCGATTGAAACCGCGCTACATGCTCGGCGCGCACCGTGGCAGAGTCCGAGCCCATCACACTTGTAGCGCCCCATTGAGCCAAAGCGCCAAGCAGCTCTTGTTGGACTTCTATGTGATGCGCAAAGATTACGAGCTTTTGGTCGCCCTCCATAAAATCATTGACGAATGAGACGACCTCTTTGATTTTGCCTTGCGCGCAGAGCTTGCGCAAAACACCGATACCGACTAGCACCTTTGCCCGGGCGGCTTTTGCTGCGGCGATTTCTGCCGCCAATTGCGCGCGTGCTTCAATTTCTTCCGGAGTGCCGGCGTCCTCATCAACATCAATTGATTTGGTTTTCTCGGCGAGATAGGCAATCTCCCTGATGTACTTAACGAGGTCTTTTTCGGCTTTTGTATACTCGGCGCGATTTGCCAATTCCAACGACAGGGTTTCGTAGGTTTTTGGCGGCAGCTCGGTCAACACCTGGTCTTTTGTTCGACGGATGTAGCAAGTAGCGCGCAGTTTTGCGTTTAACTCTTCGAGATTCGATGCACCCGAGAAGTCCCAAGCCATCTTGCGCCCCGCGTTTTTCTGATGCGCATTTGTATAGCGCTGCAAAAATTTCCACTTGCCGCCGAATTCACTTAAGCGGTCCAGAATTTCCAATTGCGATGGCAGTTCGACGGGGCGATTAAGAATTGGGGTTCCAGTCAGCAAAGCGCGGTGCGGCACATTGCGGCTGATTTGATATGACGCCCTGGTCCTTTGCGCTTTGTCGTTTTTGAGATAATGCGACTCATCGCACACATAAACCTCAACACCCTCGGATGCTGCCTCGGCGAGCGGTGTGAGATTTACGTTTTTCTTCTTGTCATCAGCCCACCCGGCAGAATTCAGGTCGTAATTCACAACCAGAATGTTAGCCTTTGCCACTAAATCCGCCGGCGTTTTTGAATCGCAAACAAGAACTAGCGTGATTGGGCACATGACACGAGCATGGGCGTATGGATATTCGGTGGCGACGTGATTGCCTTGCTGGTCGTAATGCTCGTACGAGTTTTTGCGAGGCGAGAAAAACATCTTTTGTGCACCCGGCAGGCAAGCCGCAGCCTCTTTACCCCAGTTCACCTTGACGGTAGCAGGGCAGTTGATTAGGGCTCGCTTGGCTCCCAAAAGGAAGATACCGCCCAGCGCTTGAATTGTTTTTCCAAGCCCCATGTCATCAGCAATCAGAACCCGGTCGTTTTTGAGCCAGTAATCAACCCCGCCGTGCTGGAATGGTCTGGGCTCCTTGCCGAATCCGGTAAAGTCGAGCCGGACGCCGTCCTCAGCTCGTGAAAGTGTTGCGTTAGCGTGGGCTTTTGCAATAATTCCAGCGATTTGCTCGTAAGCGCCGGGTGCGAAATTGATGACCTTAGATAACTCAGCAGCTCCCTCGGCAGTCCCGATATTAAGGGGCGCGTGCCACATCTTTCGACCGTTATCGTCCTTAAAGCGTGCGCCAGGAATGAGCTTCTTGACTCGGTCCACGTCTGTTTGATTCCAGGGAAATTCGACAATAATATTTCCCGATTCAATTGAAATCTGACGCGGTGAGGCAGGTTGAATGTTTGGTTTTGCAACCACCGGGCTTGTAGCGAGTTTGGCTCGAATGGCGTCCATGTCGATTGGAGGCGGTGCGGGTGGTAGTACAGGCTTTTCGATTGCGTCATAGTTAATCCCGAATCTTGAAAGCTGCGATTTGTATTTGCGCAGCAGGTTGTAAACAGCCATCTCTTGGCGAGGGCTCCAATTCTCCGGCAGGCTTCGGATAAAACCGCCATCAAAGCGATTGAATCCGGAACCATCCTGGGCGCGCGCGCCATCGCAAACACCCAGTAAAGCGTTAACGGCTTGCTTTAGCATTAGATTTCTCCCGGTGTGTTTTGAGGTATTTGCGAATATTCAGCAACTCGGTCGCAAGCTCCAAAACTTGCCAGCGGTCTATTGATATACACTTGCCATTTTGCTCAATAATGAGCAGTTTGCGGTCTTCAAGCACTTTCAAGGTCAACCGTCCAGCGCTCTCTGTTGACTCGATTTGATGATTGAATATCTCCCGAAAAATATTTTTTGCCATTGGTCGTTTCTAGCCTCTCTGTTGAATGTTTTGTTAGTCCCAGGGGTTACTTTGAGGGTCCGGCACTTTTACGGGCTCTCGCGGCTTGCGGGGCGCCCGTACCGGCTTCGGCTTGCGAGTCTTTGGGGCTCGTTTTTCAGTCGGTCCCATCCTGACAGCGTGCAAAAACTCGTCAAGGGTCACGACGCCATCAGCCAGATTGAATGCTGCGTTGAGCACATACTCAGCGGTATAAGCCATCGAGCCGCCCCGTGGTGTGATTTGCTCAACCCGTTTGTGGATTTGCTCTTGAGGGTAGATGTCAAGTTTAAGTCTCATCTTGCGCCTCCACCCTGACTGGTTTGTAACCCTGCTCGGCGCAGATTCGCGCCAAAAGGTTGAAAGCCTCGTCCGGTGTTGCGGCGCTTTCAACCGCGCAATTCTGTAACTCTAATTGAGCCAAGACGGCGGACTCTTTACGTGCGGCTTGCTCTGGCGATGGTTTCCAGGACTCCTGTTCGGCAAGCCATTTGTCAAAGCCATCATCTGCGGCGTCCTCTTCCCGCTCTTGTTTCCAGCGCTTGTACTCTTGGGTTTCCCTGTATTGAGCCAAGCGGAATTTTGAGCCTAGATTGTCATTGGTAGCTGATTGTGCCACGAATTCTAACTGCCCTGGATAGCGCATCACAAAGCACATTGCCCAGTCTAACGCTTGGTCGTAGGTTTTGATTGCTTGCGCGACGTTCCATGCTTCGGCGAGCTTGAATGATTCCCAGCGGCGGGTCAGATTGCCCACTTTGCGATGCTGCCACATCTGGGTGTTTTCTTCTTGTAATCCGTAGCCAATATTCACAAGTTTTTCAAGACAGCCAGCAGTTGCGCAATGCTGCCACCCCTCTTGTTTTCTTAATTCCAGCTCGGCAGCAGCAAGCGCGAACACAAAGCGGCGTCCGTTGATTTGTCGTTTGTTTTTCATTGTTTGACCTCACTATACAGGCGGATTAATCGCTTCAATTCATGACGGCGCATTCGTTCCCGAGCATAAACAGCAGCATCAGCAGCATAAACAGCAGCATCAGCAGCATAAGCAGCATCAGCAGCAGCATCAGCAGCAGCATCAGCAGCAGCATCAGCAGCAGCAGCAGCATAAGCAGCATAAGCAGCAGCAGCAGCAGCAGCAGCAGCATAAGCAGCACGGCGAGCTTGTTGCAATTCCAACGAATCGGCTTTACCTAGCGCAAATCGGCGAGCCACTTTGATTGCGTTTAAGCTACTCTCATCCCACTTGCTTGGATGGATTTGATTTAGCGCTTGCTCGGCACACCAACAGGCAAATAGGCGCTTAGTTTTGTCATCCGGTAGCGCGCGAATTCCGACCCAAATGCGGTCAACCAGCTCGATTGATTCGTCTTTTAAGACTTCCCGCCAGGAATCATAGCCGCGGGTGATTTGCGCGTCATATTGTGTAATCGCGCGGTCACAAGGGTTTAACGCCAGGATTTGCGCGCGGTCTATTTTGATTTTTGTTTTCATTGGTTCCTCTCAGAATCAGATAGACAGGGGTTATCAGGGGTGAATGATTCATCTACCCAGCCACATTCAGGGCATTCATAGCCAATATCTACGAGCTTTTCTAAGCATCCGCTCGTGGCGCGATGCTGCCATCCTTCTCGTTTTCTTAATTCCAGTTCGGCGGCGGCAAGCGCAAAAACGAAGCGCCGCCCGTTGATTTGTCGTTTATTTTTCATCTCTGGCAATCCTTTTGTGGGTGGTGATTAGCTTCTTCAGTGTGTGACGGTGCATTTTGTGGCGGGCAGCAGCATCATAAGCAGCATAAGCAGCAGCAGCAGCAGCAGCATAAGCAGCATCATAAGCAGCATCATAAGCAGCATCAGCAGCAGCATAAGCAGCAGCATCAGCAGCAGCATAAGCAGCATCATAAGCAGCATCAGCATAAGCATAAGCAGCAGCATCAGCAGCAGCATCAGCAGCATCATAAGCAGCATAAGCAGCAGCATCATAAGCAGCAGCATCAGCATAAGCAGCAGCAGCATAAGCAGCAGCAGCAGCAGCATCATCATAAGCAGCAGCATAAGCAGCATAAGCAGCATAAGCAGCAGCATCAGCAGCAGCATAAGCAGCATAAGCAGCAGCAGCAGCGGCACGGCGAGCTGTTTGCAGCTCCAATGTATTTACTTTGCCATTTGCGAAATCACGAGCCACCTTGATTGCATTTAAACTGCGTTCATCCCATTTGCTTGGGTGAATCTGATTTAGCGCTTGCTCAGCGCACCAACAGGCGAACAAGCGTTTTTGCCGGTCATCGGGTAGCGCGCGAATACCAACCCAAATACGGTCAAGAGGCTCGATTGATTCGTCTTTCAGGCAATCAATCCAGGAATTATAGCCTTGGCTGATTTGTGCGTCATACTGTGTCACCGCACGACCGCATGGCGTCAGAGCTAGGATTTGTTCGCGCTCAATTCTAGTTTTACTTTTCATTGGTTCCTCTCATAATCGGTAAGGCAGGGATTATCACTTTCGACCTCTTCCCAGCCGCACACAGGGCATTCATAACCCTGCGTGTAGCGGTTGTATTCTGTTTTGTCGGATTCGCAATCGGGGCAGTTCATGACGCAATCACCAATTCGTCAAGCTTGGATGCGTCAACAAGCCATAGCCAGCGGCTGGCAAGTATTTTGGAGTTGTTTGCGGTAACAAGCATTGAGCCATCGTCACGAATAATGATTTCAAGGTTGACAGTGTCATAGTCAGGCAAGAGGTTGTTTTGCCCAATCCAGTCGATAAGCTGTTTTGATGGTTGCAGCTCAAAATAACGACCGTAAGTATTTTGTTCTGGGCGATGGTCACGAACACCGACAAAGGATGACAGCCAGCAAGGCGCGGGCTTCTCTGTCGTGCGCCCGGTGCGCTTACTGAATGTGTGCTCAACGGTTTGATAGGTGTGCGCAATCATACGCGGACCGCCCGGCTTGGGCAGCTCGCATGGTTTAAGCTTGAACCAATCAGCCGGGTCGTGCTCTTGCAAGTAAAGTGGTTTTGGTGTGTACATTGTCAAATTCTCCCAAATTAGTACCCTGTATGGTGCCACTACGGATAGTGGCATGAGAAAGGTAGCTATTTTGTTTGGACGGGCATCAAAAGGTGGCGAACACTGGATGCCTCATAGCGAAAAACAACGGGCTTAAGCGGGGTGCTGTAAAGCATGGTGACATCACGGTCATGGTTCAGTGCTTGCGCCAGGAACTCGGCGCAAAAAGTGACCTTGAAACGGTCCAAGAGCCCATCCTTATCATTCACGAGAATGGAGCGCTTGTATTCAAAGAAGTCATGCACCACAGTGATATTGCAATCGACTTCAAGCGCGCGTTTTTCGTTCTGGGAAAAATTTAGAGTGATGATGCCGTGCTTTGCGGAATCTTTCTTTGTTTCGGCAATGTAGCAAGCTTGCTCGATTTGCTTGGCAGCTTCTATCAATGATTCAACAGGCGAGTGAGAGCCAAAGCGCATAGCAGATTTGATGTTCAAAAGATTGATACTTTGCAGCTTGCTTTCGTCAGGGAACAACTCCATGTAGCGCGGATATTGACCTTCGATAAGATTTCCTGACACCAGTTGATTGTAGTCGTGGTCGTGGATAACAAAAGCAGAACCACGAACAACAAGATAAAAACCCATCTTCTTGGCGGACGCCGCGCGACTAGCAGTGATGAATTCTTTGGCGGGGACATTTTTGTTGAAAGACGAATAAATCCCTGATGCGCGAAACTCACCATGTGCCAAGCGGCTGCTGTCGGTTGCGCACACATGCAACTGCCCATCACGAACGTCAAAATTAATGGCGCTCAAAACAGGCGTTAAATCGTATTTTGAGGTACTGGCGCAAATCGCTATCTTGTTGACAATGCTCTTGATTTCTACTGGCTCAAAGAACAGTGATGATGTATCGGCAGCGCCCGCTTCAAATCCCGGCGCAACACGGTTGTCATTCTTAGTAGTGGTGGTCATTATCAAATTCTCCCGTATAAAAGCAAACTATGCTACCTGAAAGATAGCATAGCATACTACAGTACTATGAGAGGTTAAATTATTCGAGGGAATCAACGCGGGTTTCAAGCCGGGTTAGTTTCTGGTTCAGGGTTTCCAGCTCTCGCCATATAGAGGTTTGTTTATCGGCGTAGGTTTTGAAGTCCACATATCGGACGTCATCGGCGGGTGGTGATTCTGGTTTAGACTCGAGCGCGGCAAGGCGTGCGTCCAGCTCGTCACACCGGCAGATAGACCGGGTAGTGACGGGTCCAGCTTCAGGTGCCCCGACCTGAGAGGAGTAGACGCGGTTACCGCATGGCTCGCAATATCTACGCTTTGAGGGAAGCATGAAGATAATAGGGTCGCCCGGCATGATGGTTTTAGGGCAACCGCCACATTTGAACGACCTATCGGCGATAGTAGGGAATAGTTTTTCAGGCATTATTTAGCGTCCTTATTGAGTAAGAGTTTTAAGGTGGTTAGCATGTCGACCGAGCCGGGTTCCGCTTCGAGCATACGCAGTGAAGCGTTAAGAGCTGCTGTTTCGGTGGCACCCAGGCGATTAAATAGAACTGCCGAATACAGTGCGGCACGAACCTTGTCAATGCTAAGCGCCGGGATGTCAGGCAGTTCTATATCTAGTGTTTCATTGGCATACATTATCGCCACTTTCAAAGCGGTCTTGTCGAGCCTATCGGCTTCATTTTGTTTCGGCATAAATTCTATCCTCCCGAATAGTGCCGTAATACCGCTTCACTCAAGCCATATTACGCGCGTAATTAATTA